TGTAAAATATTTACAAAATCAAATGGCTAGAGGTGTTTTAATGTCAGAGGAGGGTGATATAAATGAAGCACAAGCGCAACAATTAAAGGACAAATTTAGATCAAATTATCAATCAAGCAATAACGCTGGTGATATTATTATTACTCCAAAAAAATTAAGTTGGGTTAATTTTGGTTTATCTGCTTCAGATCTTAGTTTAATTGAGCAATATAATGCAAGCGTAAAAGATCTTTGTAATATATATAATGTGCCAGTTCAGTTGTTAAATAACACTAGTTCAAGCACTTACAACAATATGAAAGAGGCAAAAAAAGGTCTTTATCAAAACGCTGTTATACCTGAGCTTTTAAAAATTAGGGATGAATTAAACAGATGGTTAGCACCACAGTTTGGTGAAAATATATATATAGATTTTGATTTTTCAGTGATTCCAGAATTACAGGAAGAAATGGAAAAAGTTGTTGGTCAGATGGCAAATGCATGGTGGCTAACTCCGAATGAAAAAAGACAAGCAATGAGTTATGCAGAAGAGGAAAATGAAGCGTTAAATGATTTTTATATTCCAGCAAACTTACTACCAGTAAATGGATCAGACATTGAAATGCCAGAACCACAACCACCAGCAAAAGAAGAATCTAAAGAAATTGATGTTAAAATAACACCTAAAAATGAAAAAAAAGCTGATGGTTTTAATGATTACCCACAATCTGCAACTAATAATGCTAAAAGAATGTTGGAGTGGCGTGATAAACATGGTGATGAAGTAAAAGGCGGAACAGCAGTTGGTTGGCAAAGAGCAAATCAGTTAGCAAAAAGAGAATCATTGTCAAGAGATACTGTTGGTAGAATGGCTGCATTTAATAGACATAAAAAAAACTCAACTGTAGATCCAAAATTTAAAGACACGCCTTGGAAAGACAGAGGTTATGTGGCTTGGAATTTATGGGGTGGTACTAGCGGTGTGAATTGGGCCATAAAAAAAATGGAATCAATAAGAAATGACTAATGCTACAAAAATCAGTAAAACAGTGGCGTGATGATTATGCCAAACAATTATCAATTGCAGAAAAAAAAATTACGCCTAAAATCAAAAAATATTATCAAAAAGAATATTTCAAAGGAGTAGATAATTTTATTGAAACTGGAAATCCAGATTACCAATCTTTATTTAAATTTGATTTTTTTAAACAAATCTACATTGATATATATGAATCTGTTAGTATGCAGTTTGCTAAATGGTATGCAAAAAATTATGAAAAGTATGAAGTTAAAGCGCAAAATACAGATCAATACATTTCTATTTGGCGTGCTGCTTTTAGCTTTTATGCAAGTCAAGTTGCAGCAACTAATGTAGTTTTAGTAAGCAATACAGCTAAACAAACATTAATTAGAATAACACAAAGGTTATACAGTGATCCTGATTTTGTTTCTTTAGGTGCTGATGAAAGAGCCAGAATATTGAGAAATCAATTTTCTAAATATTCAAGATACCAAGCTTTAAGATTAGTAAGAACAGAATCAGTCAGAGCTGCAAGTTTTGGTGTTGAACAAAGTGCATTGCAAGTATTTGCCGGTAGAAATTTAAAAAAGCAGTGGATTACATCAATGGATGGTAAAGAGAGAGAGTGGCACGCATTTGCTAATAATCAAACAGTTGATTTTAACAAACCATTTTTAGTAGGTGGTGAATATATGAAAAGGCCAGGAGAGGGATCTGCAAGAAATGTAATTAACTGCAGATGTTCAATGATACCTTTTCCATCGGATTAATAATCAAATAAAAAATCACTAAATTTGAAAAAAAATTAATATTATGAATTTTATATACAAAACTTCACCTTTAGGAGAACTTTCAGATTATGATGAAAAAAATTCTATTGTAAAAGGTTATGGGTCTTATTTTAACAATAAAGATGCAGACAATGATGTTATTATGCGTGGTGCTTACCAGAAAACAATAAAAGAAAATGGAAGCAGAGTAAAATATTTATACCAACATAATATGATGCAACCAATCGGTAAAATGAAAGAGTTGTATGAGGATGATAAAGGATTAGTTTTTGTAGCTGAAATTCCTAAAACTTCTTTAGGTAAAGATGTAATTGAATTAATGAAAGCCGGAGTAATTACAGAAAATTCTGTTGGTATTTTACCAATTCAAAAAGAGGATAAAGGCAATTACAGAGAATTAAAAGAAGTTAAATTGTTTGAAATATCTGCAGTAACATTAGCTGCAAATGATCAGGCAAAAATAATGAGTGTGAAAGGTACGCAGATGATTGATGATATTTATAAAAGATATGACAACCTTTGCAAACTTATTAGAAAAGGCGAAATCTCAAATGAAATGGGATACGCTATTGAATCAGAAATATACAAACTTAAATCTTTATTCATTGATGCTACTCAGCCAATTGAAGAAATTACTGAGCCAGTAGAACAAAAATCAGAGTTTGATGTTTATAATTATTTGTTAAATTCTTTAAAATAGTTTTTTTAAAATGGAAGAAAATGTAAAAAAACAGCTTGATCAATTAGGAAACATCATTGATGAAAAGATTGAAAAAGCTAATGAACAGGTACTTAATCGTGCCGATGGGAAGATGGATGAAACTTTAAAAGGTGAAATAAACAATCTTACCCAAAAATTCAACGAGAGAATTGATGCATTAGAAGTAAAACAACAAAAAAACTTCGATTCATTAAGTACACAAGTTGAAGATAAATCATTTAAAGGTGGTTTAGTAAAGAGCATTAATGAGGGTGCTCTAGATTCTATGAGAAATGGATCAGCAAGATCTGCTAGCTTTATATTAAAAGCTGACATGACAATGAATGCTGATTTTACTGGTGAAGTTGTACCAGCTGATCGTGTTCCTGGATATAAATTTGATCCTACAAGAGCAGTTCACATGAGATCTATTATTCCACAAGGTACCACTAATTCTGATGTTGTAAGATTCGTAAAAGAATCTGGGTATTCAGATGGTACTGCAAACAAAGCTGAAGGTGCTACATTAGGTCAATCAGATTTCGATATGACTGCTGATAACACTACAGTTGAGAAAATCGGTGCATATCTAAGAATTTCTGAAGAAATGTTAGCTGATACGCCTCAACTTACATCTTATATTTCAAACAGAGTACCAGCTAAATTATTAGCTAAAGAAGATGATCAAATCCTTAACGGAAATGGTACATCTCCTAACTTATCAGGTATTATTACTGATGGTGCTAATTTTGTAACTGGATCAGGTGGTGCTTTTTATCAGTCAATCAATTCTGCAAATGAATTTGATGTTCTTGCTGTAGCTTTAAATCAACTTGCATTAAGCGAGTACCAAGCGGATAAAATTATCTTAAACCCAACAGATTTTCATAAGATCTTATTGTTAAAAGATTCTGACAATAGATATTTAAAAGATCAAGTGTATGCTGGATTACAGCCAACTATCATGGGAGTACCTGTTATTGTTAATACTGCAATGACTGCTGGTAATTTCCTAGTTGGAAACTTTAGTCAAGGTACACAGCTTTGGATTAGAGATAATGTTTCTGTTGAATTCTTTAGAGAAGACGGAACAAATGTTAGAGATGGTTTTGTAACAATTAGATGTGTAGAGAGAGTTGCACTTACTAATTACTTACCAAATGCATTTGTTGATGGTTCATTCTCTACTGCTAAAACAGCATTAGAAACACCGTAATAGGTTATACTATTCAATAATTAAGGGGGGTTTTTTACCCCCTTTTTTTATATATAAACATTAAAAAAATATTCGTATATTTGCATTGAGAGTTGGTAAATTTCAAGCATTTGGCACGAACTTTAGTAGGTCCCCAATTGATCTGTAACTCTACAAGTATCTGGCCTGGATTTCTGGGTAGTGTCTGAAAGCACCAAAGAGAAATCCAGTTACCGGATACCGATCTTCACAATCCCCTTTCCCTACATAATAATTAAAAAATATTTAAATAAATTAAAAAAATTTTTTTTATTTAAAGAATATTTATATATTTGTATAATATTAATCAAACAAATAAAAATTATTATGGATTCAATATTTAATCAAAACATGGAAATCTTATTTAATAAGAAAAGATCTTATACAGTAGAATATTGGTATAGAGCCAACGGAGATGATTATGATTATTATCAAGTTGGCATTGATGCAAGATCAGAAAATGAAGCAATAGAGAAAGTAAAACTAACAGCGCCAGCTGGATCAAATTCATTTAAAATAGTTTAGTTATGAGTTCACATGCATTATTACATAATATTAAATTAAAAAGAAAATTAAGAAAGATAAACCACCCCTCATTACAAGAGGGTTGGGAATCTTTATCAAGACAAGAACAAAATCAAAAAATGTTACAATGGAAAATATCAGTAATAAAAGAATAGGTTTTTATTTAGCAATGATTTTTTTTGCATTAGCAGTTAGATCATTTATTATAGAAGATCTTTTGACATTAATTGTTTTTGTTATAATAGCATTAGTAATTTTAGAACACAGCAAATGGGATGAAGTGGAATGAAATCGAATTAGAATTATTTATAAATACTATGATTGGTGATGATTGGGAAAGATTATCTCCAACAAAAAGAATTTTGATTCTGGAAAAGTTACATGAAATTCAGGACATAAAAAAATCTGTTTCATAACAGAGTTTGTTTGATTTTTAGTTAGTTGAAAGGTGGGTGTAAAAGCACCCATCTTTTTTTTTACTATATTGTAAATATGAATCAAAATCAAAAGGGGTGTTTTGCTGAACATATGTTTGCTGTAATGGCAATGAAAAATGATTTTAATGTAAGTATGCCCTTGTTAGATTCTAGCGCATATGATTGCATTATTGAAAAAAATAATGTCTTATTTAAAATACAAATTAAATATCTGGGATTACATAGAGTTGAAAAACAAAAATCAATGCAATGCGTTTTAAAAAGAGATTTTGGTGGTTATTCACTTAAAGATGTTGATTTTTTTGCTCTATGGTATGAAAAGGGAAATGGATTTTTTATTATCAAAAACAAAGAGCAGAGATCAATCAGAGTTTCACTTGAAGGTAAGTACAAAAAAAATTTTAATAACTTTGCACTGATTTCATAAATTATAGAGTTAGTTCATTAGTGCCACTTATAAATCATAGTGGCACTTTTTTTTTATCTTTACAAAAAATTTATATTATGAAAATTAAATTATTAATGTCAATGAATGTTGACGGAAAAGATCTACCAGCTGGTGAAATTATTGAAATAAATAAAGCTAATAAAGACAAATGGATTAGCAAAGGTTGGGGTGAATTAGTTCAAAAAGAATCTAAAGTAAAAAAAGAAACAAAAGAATTAAAGGTATCAAAAGAAACAAAAGATGCGACAAATTAAAATTAATTCAACAACAGGATCAGAAATTGTAGGGTTAAGCGCTGTAAAATCATTTGCAAGAATAGATACATCAGCAGATGATGCCATTATAGAACGCTTAATAAAACAAGCAAGGATTTGGTGTGAAAATTATATTAGTAGAGATATTGTTGCTAAAAATAGAACTTATTATGTGCCTAAAACATCTGGTATATTTGATATACCTTTTGGCCCAATATCAAGCATTGAATCAGTAACAATTGATGGAACTGCTTTTACTGGATATACATCTGTTGGATTAGATAATGAAACAATTGATCTAGATGGTTATGCTGAAAAAGTGAAAGTTACTTATATAACATCTGGCTTGTCTGATGACTTTTTAACGCAAGTGATTTTACAATTAGTTGCAACTTTGTATGAAAATAGATCTGATTATGTTGTTGGATCAGAAGTTAATTTAGTGCCAACTGAAACTAAAAAAGTTTTAGCATCATATAAAAATATGTTTGTATGAATCCTGGCAAACTAAAAAATAGAATTGAAGTTTTAACAACTACTAAAACTGCAGATGGATACGGAGGGTTTACTGGTTCAACTAGCACTGATGCCACTTTATGGGGTTTTGCTAAAGAAAAAAAAGGTGAGTTTATTATGGGTGATGGATCAAGAAAAAAATATAAAGAAGTTGAGGTTGTATTGAGAAAAAAATCTTTTGATTTAATTGATGATACAGATTTTACTTTTAAAATAGATGGATCTTCGCCTTATAGAGTCAATGATGTTTATGAAAGCCAAATTGATAAATATATAACTATAACAGGCACACTAGTTTAATGAAACAATTTTCTATTACTGCAGATAAAAAAACAATAAATCAATTTCATAAAAAAATGAATAGATTAAAAATGTTTGCTGCAGATGAATTTAAAAAGGGAATCCAAAACACTGGTGCTAATGCAGTTAAAATTGCACAAAGGCGTGTACCAGTAAAAACTGGTGATTTGAAAAGATCTATTCATTTAGGTCAAGAAATGTCTGGTAAATATGTAACTAGTGTTTATGTAGCTGCAGAAATGGATTACGCTGGACATGTAGAATTTGGCACTAGCAGACAAAAACCTCAACCTTATTTTTTTAATTCAATTAGAGATGCAATGAGATTTGGTTTAAAAAACTTACAAATAAAAATAAATAAAATAACTAAATCATGAATGAAGCAATCCATTTTATCAGAGCAAAAATTTATACTGCTTTAAATGGCAATATTACTAGCAATTCAAGTATTGTTCCTATATTTAACAGAGTGCCAAGCAATCAATCTTCACCATATATTTGGATTTATTCTTTAAGCACTAATGAAATAGATCAAAATGCAGATAAATACATGTTAGAAGTAATTACAAGAATTGAATGTGTAACTAAATTTAGTGCAGATGTTGGAGGTGATTTAATTGCGAATCAATTAGTTTCAGATTGTGTATCTTTGTTACGAACTAGATCAGCAGGTTATTTTAATTTAAGCTCTGATAATTTTAACGTTTATGGATCAGAAGTTGAAAGCATTAACTATTCACAAGAAGATGCTGAAGATGGAACATATATAAAAGGAATTATTGAGTTAAAAAATAAAGTAGAACAAACAAATTAAAATGGCACAAAAAATAAGCGAAAACACTGAAATTAAATTAGATTTAAAAACAATAGGAACAATATTAGGGTTCACAGTTGCTTTAGTTTCTATGTATTTTGCTTTAAAATCAGACATAGCAAAAGCAATGGAATTACCAGCACCTGAAATATCTAAAATAGAATGGACTTACAAAGACGATCTGATTCGTTCTAACATATCAAATACAAACGAAAAGGTTGAAGGACTAGAAAAATCTGTTGACGAAATAAAAGAACAACTTAATAAGATAGACGAAAGATTATATCAAATAAGTAAAAATTAAATGAGATGTGTAATAATCCTAATTGCATTTTTTGTAACGGTTGCGACTAATTCGCAAAATAAAGATGACATCACTGTAATTTATTACAGCGCTAAATTTATTGATGATATATCTTTAACTGAGTTTAAAGAATATAATTTACAATCATTTTACATGAGTGAAAACCCAAATGTTTTTGCAAATGAAAATGTTAAATTTTTGCCAACAGTTATTTTATATAATGATGGTGAAGAAGTAATAAAGTTTGAGGGAGATATAAGTTTAAAAATAAAACCAGAAAATTGGAGAGACCAACTGTTAGAAAATATCGATGTTTTATTATCGCAACGCTTCTAGTTAGTTTATGTTTTGGGCAAATTCAAAAAGACAAATATTATCATTTTGGTGCTGGAGTTGTTTCTGGTTATACTGGTTATAAAACAGTAGATTTGCCAATAGCAACATTATTTGTTGTAGGTTTTGGTAAAGAAACTTTGGATTATATACAATATGGTAAATTTGATACTAAAGATTTATTAGCAACTACTCTTGGGGGATTTGCAGTATCACTAACAATAAAATTAATTAATAAACCAAAAGATGAAAAAATTAATAAGTGTATTATTTGCAATTATCGTAAGCATAAGCGCAAACGGTCAAGAAAAAAAAGATAATTTATTAAAAAAAATATTCAAATATTCAACACCTTACGTTAGCTATTCTGAAGCTAACAGCTTACAAGGTAATCAAACATTTTATGTAACGCAATCTAGTGAGTTAATTGAAACAACTGTAAGGAACCCAAACAACTTTGCATTTAATTTTGGAATAAGAAAAATATCAAGATTTGGTTATCAAGATAGAGTTAATTTTTATACTGGAAATGAAAGCAAAAGTGCATCAGAAAATGCTAATATAGGTAGCGTTGATGGTTTAGAATATCTTGTAAATATTTCTTCTGGCAGACAGCAAGGAATGGAGTTTACAAATAATAATTATTTTGTAAGATATGTTGGTAAATTTTATATTGCTAAAGCAGAACATTTAAAAAATGAAATAGTAGATATTGAATATAATTCTGTTGATTTAAGATTTAAATTACCTATTGGTAAAAGATTAAATTTTTCTATTGGTGCAGTTGCAAGAACAAATCCCGTTGCATATGGATTTAATCCAATACAAAAATATTTTGATGATGGCAATCCTTGGTGGTTATTAAGTTATGATTTTGGACATACAGACCAAGTTTTTCAACAAGTAGATCTTCAAGGCAACGTAATAGGTTATGACTATTTTTGGTATGATCAAAATGGAGTGCAAATAGCGAGTTCTGACGAAGATTATAGACGTTTACACTTCGGAACATTAGTTAATAATTATAATGCAGTAGAACTGTCTAAAATAGGTGAATTTACATATTTATCAAGCATTGCAGCATTAGATTATTATTTTTATCGTAAAAACATTTGGATTCATGGATTTATAAATGTTTTACCTCACCATAAATTATTAGATGGTGATAATCGTTATTCTTATGATAATTTTATTGGAGATGACAAGTGGGTAGATATAAAATCCGGAATTGTTTTTGGATTTAGAATAAATAAATGGTTTGGTTTATTTACTGAATATAATTATCAATCATATTGGGGTAAAGAAATACAAGAAATAAAAACAGGTATAAATATTAAATTATAAATTATGTGGAAAATTACAAAGCAGTATTTTAAAGATTTATGGGTTTATTTTTGGAGTTTGACAACATTTGATGAAAAGGTTGTTGCGACAGGTAAAGAAGTAAAACAAAGAGCAAAAAGGGTAAAACAAGAACTTAAAGATGTAAAAAAAGCAGTTAAGGAAGTTGCAAAACAAAGCAAAGATGTGGTTGATGCTGCAAAAGGATCTACAAGAAAAGGCAGAAAAACAAAAAAGAAATGATTACAAAAAATTTTAGCAAATCAGAATTTGAATCTAAATGTGGTTGCGAAATGCCACAAGAGGTTTATTTTAATATTGTAAAAGTAGCAAATCAATTACAATATTTAAGAGCAGAAATCGGTAAGCCAATTAAAATAAATAGTGCTTACAGATCTCCAGAACATAATGAAAAAGTTGGTGGAGTAAAATCATCACAACACTTATTAGGCAAAGCTGCAGATATTGTTGTTGATGGTATGCCGACAGAAATATTATACCAACATATTGAAGATGCTATTTCTAACGGTGAAATGTTACAAGGTGGTTTGGGATTATATGATACTTTTGTTCATTATGATATTAGAGGCACAAAAGCAAGGTGGGATTACAGAAAAAATAAATAAATGGAATTTTCTATAATTAATAAAATGGATTGTCTGTTGCTTGGATTTACATATTATCCAATAGATGATTTAAATGATTATAGTGAATTAAACATATATTTTTTTATTATAGTATTTCATTTTAAATTTTATTAATATGAGTAAAAAATCTTTTAAAGAAACAACTGTTGGACAACTTTTATTAGGTGCTGCATCTGTAATAAACCCAACTTTAGGCAATGTTTTAAATGGCGTTACTTCGCCAAAAGAAGCTGTTGCTGTTATAACTAAATCTGAAATTTCATTAGATGATAAAATTAAATTGCAGCAGTTAATTGTAGATCAACAAACCAAAGAGATGAACGAAATCAGTTCAAGATGGAAAGCAGACATGTCAGTAAATGGTAGTTGGCTAACTAAAAATGTAAGGCCATTAGTTCTAGTATGGTGTATTGTTATATTTTCTTTAGCTGGTATTTTAGACAGCGTTGAATCTATACCATTTCAAATTAATGAATTATGGGGATCAACTTTTGAGAATGTCATGATGACTACAATAATTTCTTATTTCGGTAGCAGAGGTCTTGAAAAATCAACAAGTATATTTAAAAAATAATGGCAAAAAAATTAATTAGTGTATATAATTATAGATCTAAAAAGAAAAGACCAGGTGTGCATTCTAAAAATGCATCAAAGAGCCAAAACGCATATAAAAAAAAGTCAAGAGGCCAAGGAAAAACTAACTAACCTTTATTTCTTATTTTTGTAGTAAATTATTTACATGGGTACTACATTAACTGGCAAAAGAGTCCAAAATACATACGATAGTTTATTAAAACTAGCAGATAACGAAAATCTTACTGGAGTTGCAAAAATAGTTGGTGATGGATTAGGCAATGATTCACCAATTTATTTATCGACTTCACAAATAGGAATTGGCACAACGCCAAGTTATAAATTTGATCTTCTCGGTAATTTTAGAATGCGAATCTCTAGTGCTTCAGGTTATATTTTAACTGATTCTGGTGATCATAGAATTTCAATATATGACTGGGAAAATAATGAGGTAATTATTTTTAAAGATCTAGATGGCAGTTCAGCAAATCAATTAGTTGTTGCTTCAACTGGTGTTGGTATTAATGTATCTAATCCAAGTGAAAAATTACATGTGGTCGGTGATGCTTTAATTACTGGGGATTCACATGCAGACGCATTTAAACCAGCTTTATCAACTGAGCCGATTAAATTTAAAAATTTTGCAAGCAGAGAACTAGCAAGATTTACAAATACTGGTCGTTTAGGTATTGGCACAACTACCCCAGAAACTTTATTGCATGTTGCTGGTGATATAACAGTAGATGATAATGATAAAATACAACTTGGTGATGCATCTGATTTTCAATTATATCATAACGCAACAAATAATTTTATTGATGCTGTTACCGGAGATCTATATTTAAGATTTAACACAGTTGCTGCATTAGGAAAACAATTACACATAAAATATACTGGAAACAGTGATGCATTAGTAATTAAATCAACAGCGCAATTAGAATTAAGTCAATATGGTTCTGGAACATTTACAGGAACTGCAACTTATAGATTAGCAGTTGATACATCTGGTAACGTTATTGAAATACCTATTGGAAGCGGTGCTGTTGATGGTAGTGGTGCTGCGAATAAAATAGCTATTTGGTCTGATGCAGATACATTAACAAGTGACACTAATTTACATTGGGACAGCACTAATGATAGATTAGGTGTTGGTTTAAGCAATCCTAGTTATTCAATACATATTCCCGACGGTGCTAGTAACATAAATACTGACCATGCAATAGCCATAGGTAATGACGCTGATATTAAACTTTACCGCCATAGTAATACTGGCGTTAATGTAATTGAGGGTGATGGTCATTTAAATATTAGAACTAATACAATAACATTTCAGAATCAAGCTGGAACAGAAACTTTATTTAAAGCTGTTGCTGACGCTGGTTTTCAAGCATATTATAATCATTCAAAACAATTTGAAACTATAAATCAAGGTGTTGAGATTAAAGTTAAATCTATTATTCCAAGTGCTGGTAATACTAATGGTGGTTATTGGTTATATGGCACACATGCACATGGTTTTGTTTCTAATGGTAACGGTGATTTAAGAATTTTAGCATTAACACCTGGCGGTCAAAAAGAAGTTTTAAGAAGTTACATAGGAACCGCTAGCAGATTAGTTATTGATGGCAATAATTATTATAACATTGGTATTGGAACTGGTGCACCATCTTATAAATTAGATGTAAATGGTGACATAAGAGTTGGCTCAAGTTTTTCAGCACAAAAAAATATTTATTTTGGCGACACAAACTGGTCAATTAGAACAGAAAATGATTACACATCTAATAATTTAGACAATTTAAGATTTGCTGTTGCAGATAATTCAGCAGCTGGTTTTCGTTTTACAAACACAAATGATGACGAACTTTTATATATTAAAGCGTCAGACGGAAAAATTGGAATAGGAACAACTTCGCCAACAAGAAATTTACAAATAGGTGATGGTACAGGAAATCAAGTTTTATCAATAGTTGCATCAAACACAGGATTATCACAAATAGGATTGGGTGATTCAGATGACGATAACAGAATGCAAATAATTGCAGATCATAATCAAGAATTATTTTCTATTCAAACAGGCGGTGGTACTGCTATAAATGGCAGTAAAGATAGATTAACAATTAAAGGTTCTGGTGAAGTTGGAATTGGAACAACTTCGCCAAGTGTTAAATTTGAAGTTAATGGCGGTGCTGACGCTGTTGCAAAAATAACTGGTACGACTACTGCTGCAAGATTTGACTATGCAACAAATTCACATCATAGGTTTTGGCAAATAATTGAAATTGATGGTAGATTTAGATTTTATGACCAAACTAATGCAGCTGAAAGATTAACTATTACCTCATCTGGCAATGTCGGTATTGGAACTACTTCGCCTACGCAAAAGCTAGATGTTGTTGGTAGAATTAGAGCTAGTTATGATGCTAATGATTATTATGAAATAGGTGCATCTAGCAATGGTGGTTTCGTAGTAGGAAAAAGCGGTGGTGTTGAAACGGTAAACATTAGAACTTATGGTGATTCACATTTTAACGGTGGTAATTTTGGAATTGGAACTACTTCGCCATCACATACTTTACATGTAAGAGGTTCTATTACTGGCAATTGGGTTTCAAGATTTACAAACACTGAATCAACAACTGGCAGCAATTATGGTGTTTTAGTAGATGGTGGGACTAATTCTAGTGATGTTGCTTTTTCTGTTAACTCTTATGCTGGTAGTAATTATTTTAGAATAAGAGGTGACGGTAATATCGGAATAGGAACTACTAATCCTGTTGAAAAATTACAAATTAATTCTGGTGATGTTTTAATAAATAACAGCACAATTTCTACTTTAAAATCAGGTGGTTCTTTATATATAGATCTAAATACATTTGGTAGTTATAGTGGTAGAAATTTTAGGATTTTAGACAATGGAACATCTTTAGTAAATGTAAAACAAACTGGTGAAGTCGGTATCGGAACTACTTCGCCAAGTGCTAGATTACAAGTCAATTCAGGCAGTTTAAACACAACGGCAATATTTCAAAGTAGTGATGACAAAGCATTTATAATTATTAGAGATGACGATACAGATTCATATTTAATTAGTAGAAATAATGCATTTTATATAGGCGCAAATTCATCTGATATTACAACATTTAAAGTTGATTTAAGTTCAGGTAATGTAGGTATTGGCACTAATTCGCCTACTCATAAATTAGATGTCAATGGTCAAGTTAGAATACAATCTACTAATTATGAAATGTTAAAACTGCATCAAGCAGACGCTAATGGTGGTTTTATAAAGTTTACAAATACAGATGATACAAGTGGTTGGTACACTGGTATTGCTGGTACTGAAAAATTTATAATTTCAAGAACAGCAGATAATTCAACACCTATTATAACAGCTGAACAAAACGGTGACGTTGGAATAGGCACTTCATCACCAAGTCAAAAACTTGAAATTAACGGTAATGCTTTAATTAACAATTCTAGTAATGGTAAATTATATTTTGGCAGCACTGACCATTATGTCGGAAAAATTGGTGCTGATTTATATTATTATACAACTGGGCAAAATATTTTTTATTCTGGTGGTAGCGAACAAATCCGAATTAAAACTAATGGTAATGTTATAATACCTAATGGTTCGGTAGGTATAGGTACTACTTCGCCAGGCGCTAAAATACATATAGATTCAGGCAGTGCTTATCCAAATTTGAAGTTAGCGAGGTCATCAACACACCCAGGTTTGTCTTTTACTGTTGGACTTTCTAATATTACAGGCGGTGGAACTGATCTGCTTTTTGATGGCGAAGGTAATGAAACAGGTTTTGGTTTTAGGTCAAGAAATAGTTCTGGTACTTTAATTAACGCATTAGTTATAACACCAGATGGTAAAATACAATTAAACGCATATGGTTCTGGTACATTTACAGGCACTGCTACACAACGTTTGGCTGTTGATAATGCTGGTAATATTATAGAAGTGCCAATTGGTAGTGGTGCGGTAGATGGTTCAGGAACAGCAAACACAGTAACTATGTGGTCAGATGCGGACACCCTTACAGATGCACCAATTACAATAAGTTCTAATGATGCAACTTTTGCTGGTAAAATAAAAACGACAAGCACATCAACAGGCGCTATTGAAATTGACGGTGGTACTGGTGTATCAACCACAGGTGCTTTTATTTTAAGACAAAATGGTAATGGCGCTGGTAATGGTATGGCTATAACAAGTAGTTACTCTACTAGCCACAGAATATGGAAAGACGCTAATGGAATTTTAAACATTGGTAGTAGTGGTAATGCAAATGCTTTTCAACAAGATATTACAGGTAATGTAACTATTGAAGGTAACATTGCTAATAGTGGTCTTATAACAAGTAATAGAACTGGTTCAAGTTCACCAAATAGTGGTAACACAAATTTTTATGCAATTGATACAAGATCATATAATTCTGGTGAAGTTGGTGGTTCGATTGTTCTTTCTGGTAAATATAATAATGGTGGTGCAATTCTTTCAGGCGCACCATTCGTTAAAGGTTATAAAGTTAATAATAATGATGGTGATTATGGCTTTGGAATAAAATTAGGTGTTAGAGAAAATGGCAGCGCATCAGTAAATACTGCTTTGACAATAGATTCAACTAGTAACGCAACTTTTGCTGGTGATGTAACAACAAGTGGTCATTATTTTGCTGATACACATTTTAGATCAACAGATGGTAATGCTACTTTATCTGCAACTGGCGGTGGTGGGGTTTATTTAAGACCAAATGGATATAGCTCATCAACTGGACAAGTTGTTATTACGGCATCAAATGGTGATGCAACTTTTAGTGGTGGATTATCAGTTAATGCAAGCGGATCAATATATGGTACTGACAATCAAATTGCATCAATTTATATGACTGGTAGTGGTTATGGCTTATCAGGTAAATTTGGCAGTTACGCAAGAAATTTAATTCGTTCAAATGGTTCAAGTACAATAACAATTGGTGATAATACTTCTTTAATTAGCGCTATTGAAATAAAAGCTGGAAGTTCTGCTGTTAATGGTGTTGTTAAATTAATGACAAAAAACACTGAAAGAATGCGTGTTGATCACAATGGTAATGTTGGCATTGGAACTACTTTGCCGACAGCTATATTGGACGTCAGAGGTGGTAGTACAGGTGATAATGATATAGACAGATATGTAAGGTTCAAAGCATCTAATGGTGAAAAAAGATTTGATTTTTATATAGGTGGTACAGGAAATGCATCAGTTTTAGATATGTATAGTTCTGATGGCACTACAAATGGTGTACAAATTGCATCTGGGGGAACTACATATTTCAATGGTGGCGACGTAGGGATTGGAACTACTTCGCCAACCGCAAAGCTACATGTCAACGGTACAGCTACGTTTACAGGAAATACAGGTATAACAGGTACTGGTAATTTAACCATAAGAAATACAAGTGGTACTGGTAGTGGCATAATTTTCGTTGATCAAACTTGGCAAGCTGGAATAGAGCATAATGCTGGTAAAATACATTTTAGAACAGGTGGTCAAAATGATAGAATGACCATTGCAAGTGGTGGTGATGTCGGTATTGGAACTACTACGCCTGGAAATAAACTACATGTAAATGGTGGTGAAATCCAAGTGGTTAACAGTAGTTATGGTAAATTATTATTACAAAATTCTACTAATTACGTTTATGGTGACCAAAATGGTGTTGCTATATTTAACGCTAACAATAATTTAAGATTATATACTGTAGGTTCTGAAAGATTAAGAATTGATTCTAGTGGCAACGTTGGTATAGGGACTACTTCGCCAGCATTTAAAACAACAATATATTCTAGTGGTAATACTGATTCATTTCCTCTTGTCGTTGGTCAAGCAAACTCAGCAAATGAATTTGTTGGAATTGGTTTATCTGGTTTCATAGCATCAAATGGCGCTGTCAAAGCAGCTATGGTTTTAGATAGAGATGGTATTTATGGAGTAGGTGATATTCATTTTTTAAATAATACAACACAAAACAATACAAACGCTACTTTAAGTGATTCAAGATTAGTTATAAAAAAATCTGGCAATGTTGGTATTGGAACTACTTCGCCTAGTTCATTACTACATTTAGAAAGTGCTTCTAGTCCATCATTACAATTAACTGATACTTCACAAACAACTACTTTAAAATTATATGCACAAGACAGCAATACTCATATAGCTAATATAACTTCACATGACATGGTGTTTGATACTGCAAACACTGAAAGAATGCGTATTACTAGTGGTGGTAATGTCGGAATAGGAACTACTTTACCAGTAAACCCATTGCATGTTGAAGGTAACTTTACTTTAAGAGGTAACCAATATATGGGTGATGATGAAAAACTAATTTTAGGTTTAGGTTCAGATTTACAAATATATCATGATGGAACACATAGTTATATAACTGAAAACAATTCAGGGGGTTCTTTAATTGTAAGAGGTTCTAATTTTGCTGTACAAAGTTCTGAC